GCACAGTAATACTAAGCATTTCCTCAGCACACTCTCGAACATTAGGAAATCCATTTTCACATGCCACCTCAATATCGAGTGACATGATATTCAGTTTCTTGAAATCATAATCAACTTCATCAGGAAATTCTTTAGATATAAACTGATACAAATATCTGTCATACCCATGCACTTCAAAGTTAGGAACCTCTTTGTATTTTTCTACAAACTGACGTGCTTCTCTTACAGACTCAAACCTTACTGGTTTTGCATATCTACCATCAAGTGTTCTGTGATTAGTTTCTTTTTTAGTGACGACAAAAAGAGTTGGAGAGAACTTAAACTTACGTTGAATACGTTGTCCGTCTTCGTATCCAAGGTAAAGCAAGTTATCCCCAACTAGTTGACAGTTAGTGTAAAAACTCATTTAGTAACCAACTCATATTTCTTCTTTAGTTCTGCTGTTGGTGTGACTATTGTAGCAATAGTTTCAGAATAAAGCAAGATGTCTGTGTCAACTGTGTAACGTGGCCATGGTTCTAGTGTTCCGTCCTGTTTAATAAGGTATGGATCTTGCATGTGGCAACTAGGTTCTTCATCCATTTGTTCTGCCATGGTGATAAGTTCAATACCACTCTTAAGAATTATCAAAGCGATTTGCATAATGTTTCTAGTTTTTGTAAGTCTTTTCCGTTCCAGATATTATTATCTTGTTTCTTGTATTTGTATACAGGAGAAATAGATTGTAGTTCTGGAATAAATTTTTTAGTAATTAGATTACCAATATACATCCAAGGTCGATATTCGTCAACCCTTATGTTAAAGTAACTAGGACCGTTGAACATGAGATGTTCAAATATCTGTGTCCCACCTACAAATATTGGGAAGGGTTGAGGAATAAAATCTGTAGTATATAATGGTGTCTCAATTGGTTGGTCAAATGTTATGATACCAAACTCACCATTGATATATGCAGGATAGTCTACTAGAAGTTTTCCTAGAAGAACAGGTCCTTCAATCTCAATGAGTTGACTGCCATGAAATTTATGATCTGTTTTATATGAAAGAATTAAATTATCATCTGTATCATATAATTTAAGAGTCCTCATCTTCTAGTACTGCTTCTGCATCTTTAAAGATCTGTTCCATATCTAAATCCTCATCAGTAACTCCCGCAATGACATCTTCATGTGCCTTGAAGTTCTTTTCATAGTTCTCTTCTTTAATCGCTTGAATATATTGATCTGCAATACTATCCAGTGGATCATATGCTGTAATCACATGCTCAGAAGGTAGAAAAAAATCTTTGTCCTTACTCAGAGGTGCCCATGGAAACCATGATAGTTGATAACCTTTTTCTCTATTGAAAACAAGTTCCCCTTCGTCAGAGACAATCTCTAAACGAAAGGGTTTGTGTAAGTGATATCCTATTGCCTGTTTGCTCTCAGGATTTGCTATCTCTTGAACTTCTGTAATGATCTCTTCGTTAGACTTTAATAATAAAATCTTTATACTCATTCTACGTTGCCACCCATCTTTTGTACATTGCTGATGTATGTATCTCTAAGACTAGGAACTGGTTCTAATATAGTGACAACCATATTATGATTCAATGCTATCTTTGTCTCTGGAGATAGTGGACACCATGGTTGATAGTGAACTTTTACTTCTGGATCAGTAACTATGCCAGTAGTATCAAGTTTAGGTTGATCATACTCAACTTTGTATGGGAAGTTCATGATATATGCCTGTCTTGCACCAGATTCTTTATCAACTGCTTCTTGTAGATCGCAAATAACATTGTCACCATTGAACATAACAACAACCTTTACTCTCTCAGACTTTACGAGAACCTGTGGAGGAATAGGTGGTGTAATATTAATAGGTTCTTTCTTACCCTTTGCCATGTTAAAAAATACTTTTGTTTATATTATAAAGGAGGTATCAACAAATGTCAATACCCCCTATGTAGTTAGATGTAATCTACTCTTTTATGATGGTCTGGAACTACCTTTCCCAAAACAACGGTAAGGAGTCCATCGTCAAAGCTGACGGATCTAACCTCTGTATCGTCGGAGAGCGTCCATGCACGTTTAAAGCTACGTCTTGCCAATCCTTGATGGACAAATGTTCCATCATCTTCTTGTTCTTTTTTGATTGTTTCGACATATATCTTTCCAAACTCCGTATAGACTTTGACGTCATCTTTTTTGAAGCCAGCGATTGCGATTTCCAGTCTTGATTCTTCATTACTTACATGTATTAAATTATATGGTGGGTAGTTAGTCTGGGTTGTATTCCAGAATGAATCGAAATAACTATCCATCCCTATGCTGTTCTTTGTTATCTTATCAAACAGTGTTGGTAAGTCGGCAGCAGTATACCTTTGAATTTCCATAGTAGTTCTCCTATTATAGCGAGTGTTAGTAATGTGACCCTATCGGCATCACACTACTAATTATAACACTAAGGTAAGATATCCTAGTTCGGTTCTCCGTCATCAATAACCATTTCTACTGGTTCAGTCTCACTTTCTAGTTGTGGGAAGTACCAAACTTCTAACTTTAATTCGTTTAATTTTTTACGATAGTTTGAAAGTAGATCTGGATTTATTATTTGCTCTATTGGAACAAGAACATTATCTCTTCTGGTATACCAAGAACTATTAAGTCTATCTTTAAACATTTTACGAGAACCAACAATCTTTACAGAGTCGTTAGCATTCTTAGCGTTGTAAAGGAGAACCTTGGTTATTTTTTCTGGAATCTCTATCTCATTCTTACATACACTTGTAAGAATCCTTTCAGCATAGGTGTAAGCAAAACTATCATTATACTGTAAAGGAACATGAATAAATTTGTAGTCATTGTTCTCAGTATTGTGAGCACCCCAGTCTTTACTTGATTCAACCCATGAATCCTTTTCATCTGCACTATTGTTTTTTGTTAAAACATTAGCAACTGAATTAGGATCTTCTACAGCATCTATAATTGATGTTATGATTCTTCCTATAACTCTAGAGTTATTATCATATCGAGTATGACAACCCATGTTCCTTAGTATTCTCTCAACAAAATCTCTAGAAAGAATGTAAGAGTCATTAACACTATTCCAATCTATATCTCTATCAAGTTCTGCCTTGAGTATCAGGGTTGTTGCTGTTACATAGTTGTAATCTTTTGTGTCATCTGATTGAGGACCGAAAACATTACCCCACATTGATGCTATTGTTAGCACCGAATCCAGAGTGAATAGATTGAAGTTTGGTTCGTTTGGAGGATAGACTCGTTCATATTCAACATCAGGAACTTCAATATCCTTGTGAACATATTTGTCTCCTGTCAACACACTTAACGTATGTCTCCTATCAAATGCTTCCTTCTCTTCACCTCTAAGAACATAAGGTATTGGCCAAGATGTTCTATCCCAACCATAAAAAAATGACCCTGATAAGGATACAACCTTACTAGCGTCCGTCTTGCCCGTACCTCGTACGTTATTTTTACTGAATCTAAAATTCCTTGCTTTGTCCATTCCCATTCCGTCTTTTTTCATACGTAATAATAGGAAGTCTAGATAAATATCGTCTTCATGATTGACGACGAGATCCTCTTGGGTAAAGCTACCCCACTTTAATTTTTTTGCCATTGTTAATAATCAAATTTATATGACTTCCATTAGAAAGTCACGACAGTTCTATTTATAAGAGTTTTAAAATGAAAGAGGTGTGGTTAACCGTCCTCTTTCTTTTTACCAATGTTGTATTTACTTTCCAAAGTCCAATCACCTTTTTCTTTATAGGCAAGAACTTTGATTTGACTTAGAGGTGCTACGTCAGCAATACTCTCTTTACTATTGATTGATACCAAACCCCAGTCACCTAGTAACTGCACAATACGATTCCTACGTTGCACATCATTAAGACTTAAGTTTGCTTTCTTTCCATCAAGTGCAAACAGTTCCTTAAAATGAACGATGTAATACTTACCTTGCTTATGCAGGATATGACATGATTGATATAATTTCTTTTCCTTTCTGGATGCTACTCCAATTCTTGTCAGTGTTTCTCTTACCTTGAGAAAGTCATCTGGTTCTCTTAGACCAACCTCTATCATACTGTCCGAAGTCCACTTAACTTCGTCTGTGATCGCAGTCATCTTTTTCCTCCCATGTCATGTTTGTTACGAATGTGTTCAATTTGGGTTTTGGTGAGAAGAGTTAATGCGACCTTTGCTTTCTCGTTACTATATCCATAGTGTTTTTTGACCAGATCCAAGTCATTGACTTGTTCTTTCTTCAACCAAGGGGAAAATCTTTTTCTTTTCCTCAAAGTATATAGCAAGAAGGCATACTGTAAATCCTTATCAAGGTTACTATACTTATTCATTTCATTTGCAAATAGTACAGTGTCCAGATGTCCAGACAAACATCTATTGATAATGTATGGTGGATACGATGATACCATGTCTGGATCATCTGCTATCAAATTCTCTTTAGTGAGGTTAATAGAGTTTAACCAGTCCTTTAGTTCATACTTCATTAGAATGTTCTAATAGGACCTACTACACCTGTCTTAGAATTGTTGACACGATATATCTGTGTCCTTCCAGACTTAGTTTGAACATGGACTTCTTCGCCCATGATGATTGCTGATTGTGATTCTGGTGCGAATGTAGATAGTCCACCTCTACGTGTATTGTAGAGTTGACAGTATCCACTAGGCAACACTCTGACTCCTATACTTTCCATAATTAAGACAAATTAGTTCACGACGTTTAGTTTGGTCTATCATGTAAGAACCTGTAGACCTCATTGTATAAGTATGAGCAAAGTCATACTGATACCACTCCTCAAATCTATGAATGATATCGGGGTGGTTATTATATGATATCATAACATTGCACAAATGTGCATCCATAATATCTGCAAATCTTGCATGGTCAAAACCTTTATGCATCTGACCTTTATGACCATAGAGATTATCTTTTACCTGATAAGGTGGATCTGCATATAGAAATACATTACTCTCATCAGATTGCAGTTCCCTATAATCAAGATTAGTAATCTTCCAGTTCTTTATCAACTTAGAATATTCTTTGAGATTGTTGATGCCACGTATGGAGAAGTTGGAATCACTTGCCTGTGGTGAGAAGGAAGAACTCTCAGTAAGACCAGAGAAACTACACTTGTTAATGATATAAAAAGCAACTGCTTTATCCTTATACGAAAGGTCATCTTCATTTACTTTCTCCTTTGCATCTAAAAACAATTGTCTAGCAGAACCTTGATCTGGATGTCTCTGTTTTAATTGTATTAGTTGATCGTACAGATAATCTCCATCGTCTCTTAATGCTAACCAAAAAAGATATAATGGTTTGTATAGATCATTGACCCAGATGGATATATCAGGATAACGTTTTGTCATCTCGATTGCCATACTACCACCACCTAAGAAAGACTCACGATA